TTATGTCACGAAAAAGAGCGCAAAAGAATATTACGCAAAAATGGGAAGTATTGAATGAAGAAATTATCCCTAATAATTATCAACGTGAACCACAGGAAGTAAGAACTAAGAACGCAAAACAAGCGGCTTATTTACGCTCTATTGAACAAAATATTATCACAGTTGGGATTGGAGCCCCCGGAACGGGGAAATCCTTCGTAGCATTAAGCTACGCAGCGCAACAACTTCAATTAAAAAACATTAGCAAACTTGTTATCACACGTCCCATTGTGGAAGCAGGTGAACATATTGGTTTTCTTAAAGGTGAATTAGAAGATAAAACTGCACCTTATATGTTACCAATGCTTGAGATTCTTAATCGTAGACTGGGTAAATCCACTGTTGATTATTACCTAAAAAGAGGAGTCATCGAATTTAAGCCGTTAGCGTACCTTAGAGGGACGACATTTAACGATGCTATAGTTATATTGGATGAAGCTCAAAACTGCTCTGAGAGCCAAATGCGGATGTTTTTGACCCGTATTGGAGAAGGAGTCAAGGTGATAATTGATGGCGACTTAGACCAACAGGATATCAGTGAGCGTAGTGGTCTTGCTGATGCTATGCGAAGACTTGTTTATGTGAATAATGTAGGTATTGTAAAGTTTGATGTAGAGGATATTGTGCGTAGTGGTATCGCAAAAGAAATTGTAAAGGCGTATATGCGATGATGTTTAAACGTAAAGCTGGCTCAAAGTATTCAGCCATTAAAACGGTTGTTGATAACCACACATTTGATTCTAAGGTTGAAGCCAAACGATATGAATTTCTTAAGGAAGAACAACGACTTGGACGAATTAAAGACTTAGAGCTTCAACCTCGATTTGTTTTAATGGATGGTTTTAAACGTAAAGGTAAAACACATCGTAAAACAGAGTATGTGTCTGATTTTAAATATCTTAAAGGCTCAGATGTTGTGATTGAGGATACAAAAGGTTTATTAACAGATGTATATAAACTCAAGATAAAACTATTTTTATCACAACTTTCTAATGATATCATTTTTAAAGAAGTTTATTGGAAAGACAAACAATGGGTGGAGGTTGATAGATGAGTTGGGTTATAATGACCATTGCATTGAATGGTTCTTCTGTGGATATAGATAAACTTCATTTTAAAACTATTGCACAATGCACTCAAAAAGCGATAGAATTACAGCACTCCAATGTAGTTAATCTGCTTAATAGTAATGCAAATAAACGATGTGTGAGGAGTAAGAAATGAGTGAGCAACCTTTTGATGTAGTTTTATATGGGCAATTAGTTTTAGCTGTTGCTTTTTTACACTATTTATTTTTTCCACCAGATAACACATTATGAGTAAGATAGAAGATAGTATCTGTGAAGTGTTAAAATTCACAACTGATGAAAAAATAGCACAACAACTTGAAAAAGAGTTTCAGCACCGTGCTGAAACGGGATTAAAAAAGTATGGCGTTACCCTTGAGCGAACAGATTTAACTGAATCAGAGTGGTTACAGCATTTAAAAGAAGAACTAATGGATAGTATTTGCTATGCTGTTAGACTTCTTAATGATGAAGAAGACGTTACCTATAAACTATTGCTGACCAATCTTAGGATTGAAAATACTAATTATTTAATTGAAATAACCAAAAAACAATTTGAATTAGGATTTATCAATGAAGAAAGTTTGCCTTAATAGTCATTGTCCAAGTAAGGATATGTGCAAATTGTACTCACAGAGAATAGAGCATCAAGGTTCTGTGAGATATGTATTTAATTTAATAACTAACGTGCGTAACAGTTGTTTTACGCCATTTTATAAAATGAGGGTTTTATGAGTAGTGATGATAGAATTGATTTTTTAATTTATGTGATGGAAGATTTACAAAGCCGTGTGGAATCACTTGAAGCAGAAAAAATAGGTAAAGTTCAATCAGGTAAATTAACTAGAAACAACCCTCTTGATGCTGGACAAGATGTATATTCAAGTGAAGAAGTTATTATTTATGCAGGTGAAAGTAAAGTTGTAAAAACAAACTTGCGTATTGATGTCCCACAAGGGTGTGTGGGTTTATTGTGGTCTCGTAGTGGACTATCTGTTAAACATAACATTGAAGTTGGTGCTGGATGCATTGATTCAGGTTATACTGGTGAAGTTGCTGTTCATTTATATAATCACGGAAGTGATGCATATAAAGTAAATGCAGGGGATAAAATAGCACAATTACTCACAATACCTGTGAATCTAATTAACTATGTGGAAGTGGATGAGCTGGATGATTCAGCTCGTGGTGATAACGGTTTTAACTCAAGTGGGTACTAAAATGGGAAATATTGTTGATTTGTTGAGTGATTTAGAAAGTGACTTACTTGATGATTATTTGCGTTTGAAAAATGATTATCGTGACCTTGAACGTAAATTAAAAACACAGATAGCAATAAATGCTTTGACTGAAACAAAACTCGCTTCTGCGGAAATCATTATTGCTGAACTTGAAGATGAAAATGAATCTTTGGTTGAAATGTATGAAGAAGCATTAGAGTTTATTGAGAACCAAGATGAATTGTCCGCACCAGATGCAGATGAATTGTGTGGGTTATTTAATCAACATATTGACGATGTCATTAAAATGCTTAAAGACCAAAAGTATGTGATATTTAAAGATTAGAATTTCGTGACTTGATTCGTGATATGTGCTATGCTCGCCCGTATCACGAATTTTAAGTTATAAGGATGTACTTCAATGCCAATTAATCAGATACAAGCAGATAACCTTAAGAAACACGAAGGTTTTCGCAAAAACACCTATCATTGTACTGCGGGAAAACTCACCATTGGATATGGATATAACTTAGATGCTAATCCACTCCACTTATCAGAAAATGAATTACAATCGTTAAAAACGGTTGGAATCTCCGAAGAAAAAGCAGACCATTTATTAAAACTTTGCTGCACTAAAGTTGAAGAAAAACTCATCAAAGAACTCCCTTGGTTTATTAAATTAGATTCTAATACACAATATGTGCTAATTAATATGGCATTTAATTTAGGTGTAAAAGGATTACTTGCATTCAAAAATACGTTAAAACTCATTGAAGAAGGCAAAACAAATCAAGCGTCTATTGAGATGATGGATTCTAAATGGGCAAAACAAGTTAAATCTCGCGCGATTGATTTAGCCTTAATTCTTAAAACAGGTAAAATACGATGAGCGATTTCTGGCAAGGCAAACCAGAGAACTCAGAATATTCTCGTCTTCTTCAAACGGAGTCCACTGTGGACAATCTCGAAAAAGATTTAACTGAGATAAAAGATACAGTGAAACGCTTATGTTCACAATTATCCGATATTGCATTAAGTATGAATACAGTGGTGCTTAAACTTGATGAACGTGATAAGCGTTCACAAGAGAATTCAGAACTCACAAAGAAAACTTTTGAGCGATTTGGTTCTAAAATAGATAGTCTTGAACAGAAGTTAAACGAGACAGAGCTTAAGATGGTTCATACTGGTTTTTTAGAACAAAAAATAATTGCATTAGAGAAGTTAATTTATTGGGCAGGTAGCGCAATTGCTACAGCTATGGGTGCAATACTTTTTTGGTTTATTCAAAACACACTTCATCCAAACGGCTAAAATCTTTACAGAGAACCTTGACTTGTTGTAAAATACAATTCAAGGTTTTTTATTGCTTAAAATTTATGGAGAGATAGATGGCTAAGTATATTAGCTCATTTGATTTAGCGCATTATTGTGAATTACCACACGATAGCATTTTGGAATTGCTATATGAAAATGAATTAGCATCAGAAGACGATGTGATTGCTAAAATCACAGAAGTCGAATATGCACAAATAAGCAATGCGTTTGATGATGATGTAAATGCAAAGATTGACCGTTATTTTGGTGTTCAAGAAAATATTAAATTTCACTTTGATTTGTTCTCTGGTGAAACACAAATTAAGCCAAAGAAACAGAACCAACAAATAATCATTCCTAATCGCACATGGGAAGAAAATGATTATTTGCCTAACCTTGATGAAGCACAGTCTTATCGCTATAACTTATGGGATTCATTTTATCAACCATTTGATGAAGAACTTGTGTTTGATATCGAGATTTATGGTAATTACTTTTTAATATTCTTTGTGGGATATCGCACGGGTAAATGCTATTACTTTGAAAAGTATGATGACTATGAGCTTGATTTTACATTACTTAATTGGTTTGTAACTAACCACACTTTAATTAGCTTCAATGGTATCAAATTTGACTCTGTTATCTTGGCAATGGCATTGCATGGAAAATCTTTTTCCGAGCTGTGGCGAGCCACTGAGATGCTTATTTTGGAGGAATCAAGACCATATCAAGTCTTAAAACATTTCAAGGTTAAGCAACTCGATTTAGACCACATTGATTTGATTGAAGTGGCTAAAGGTAAAGCATCGCTAAAGCAATATGCAGCTCGTTTAGGATGTCCCAATATTCAAGACTTACCGTTCAAAGCAGGTATTGATTTAAATCATGACCAGATAAGTATTGTGCGTAGATATTGCTTAAACGATTGTGAAAGCACAGCGTATCTTTATAACTTCCTTTATCCACAAATACAACTGCGAGATAGTGTGGGTAAACAAAATAAACTTGATATTCGCTCTAAATCTGATGCACAGATGGCTGAAGC